CGTACTACCGGCTATCACGACGCAAACATTGACTAGATACCCCCGGCCAAGAATAATAAGCGTATCTCCGGTGACCGTAGCGGATGTCGAGTTACCCTGCGCGCGCAATATCGTTTGAGCCGTGTTGCTCAGGGAGACGACAGCGTTCTTTTGTGTAGTCAAAATGTCATCAAGACTAGCCATCAGAACCTTCCATCCGGTTGGAATCGATACCTGATATTACCAAGCCTCCAGAAAGACCCAATATCGTCGCTTTCAATTTTAATTGAAACCAACCTGCCCCTCAGTCGAGGAGTAATGAATTTAATTGATTGGGTTAGGGTGTAGGGTCCATAAGTTAACGGAGTTGCTCCCGGATAATCAGTAACGTAGAATGTTAATTTAATATTTGCATTTTGCGTTCCACCAAAGTAACCCCATTTCATATCGGGCCAAATTTGATCAATAAACATTTTTACATTTGCTTCTGTTATAACAAAATAGCCGGTCTGGAATGACGAAATCATTGGAGAATCATCATTATCTGTAGATGTTTCATGCTGATAGATATATTGATTTGGAGCCGCGCCGATTGGTGGTCCGAGAACAGACTCATTGATCCATGCTGTACGGCCAAGTTCGCCATAATCCCACTCGTTTACAATTATATTATACTTAACATAGTGACTGACTTCTCCACCATTGCTATTTGTAGGATAGTACCAAGTAATTTCCCCAAAACGACTATTGGGAGCTATACGAATTTTGTCAAGATTTGCCATATCTAGATCTTGAAAGATCACATCCCAGACTGGGCATCGGATTGACTCAACTCCTCCGTTAGCAATGCGGAAGAACTGACTCTGCCCCATCCAATAAATGACACCGTTCATGGACCCGGCAGCTTTGCGACCGATCAAGCCGCATCCGTTTCCTATCTCATTGAACTGATAAACATACGGAGGGCCAGCGTACTGCATCGCCCAGACAGCAAGATCCGTCCAAATCAAGCCCTGCTGCGGTCCCTGAATGCATTGAACGATGCGCGATCCCTTGGGGATACGATACGAACCAGCTTGATTGGTGATTAGGCCAATCCAACTGTCGTAGTTGTTTACATCGCACCAGCGGATCAGAAGCGGATCAATGATCCCATTAAAAGTAGATCCCCACGCAATAATCTGTCGCTGCGGCATGGCAACAAATATTCCTTCATTGACAGAAGGAGCGTTTGCAATCGCCAACGCAATTTCATATCCACCAGAAGGAGACCAGTAGTAGATCGGACCACCATAGGGACATGCGATAAGTGTCTCGCCCCAATTATCCAACGTCCAATCGGCCGCATTGATCGGAGTGCCAAGATCAGGATCAGGAGCAGAACCGCTTCCGTAACCTCCAACACCGTATCCGCCGACACCATATCCAGTTCCAGATGCGAGAGGGCCAACTCCATTCAGATACAAAAAATGTGCATCTCCAGCGTTTTCATCGGCAGTTGCCGTAGAGCTTGCCTGAGAACTTACAGCAATTGAAAAAACACTTGAGGACGAAACATCTGTGACAATGTAATTTCCGTAGATTGTTACCCCACCAACTGAAGTGGCAACCAAGGCTGTAAATGTATTGCCAACAACATATCCATGATCTGCAAGTGTCACGTCTACGACATTTGATCCGCTAGTGGTGTCATACTGAGGAACGGCTCCTCCGTTTGCAACAGTAGATGTAGCCAAAACAAGATCTCCAAGATTATCCCTAGCTTCAATCGAATAGCTTGTAGAGTTGATTGGAGTCACCTGATACTGACCAAAAAGCACAAGTCCGCCAACGCTAACTTGTGTCTGTATGTCTACAACATCGTACCTATCAACTGTAAACGTAGCATCAACTATGGTGACCGTGCTGCTTCCAGATGTGGTAGAGAAATTTACGGGAACATTTGATGTCACATTTTGCGGAGTAATGTCTATTTGAAGGCCGCTGTTAATTACTTGAAGCGCCTGACCACCACCTCCTGCAATACCCTCTGCCCCTACCGCGAGATAGGAGTTGCTGTTAGTATCTTCCCAAGCCAAAAGGCAACGAGCAATACTACCAATCGTGTTTTGAACAAATTTTGTCCATCCACCAAGCTTCTGAACTAGACCACCCAATGTGCGATCAGGGATAAACCTTATCAATTGGCTATTGCTAATTGCAGCCTCATTGAGGGCTGGTGTCTTATTCTGATCTACACCCGGCAGGATTTTTAGGGATGCGTATGGCATCTCTCATTACCTTGTAGGAGATGCAGTAGCGGATTGAGACTGAGACGACCACGCTGCCGCCTCAAACTTTTTGCGATTCTCTTCAGCCATCGCACCCTTCAGAAGTGCCTGATACTGACTCTCATAGGTGATAGCCATTTGAGGGTCATCGTTGGCGCGGCCAAAGTTCCTCTGGAAACCAGATATGTAGATCATGCTCGCCATGATCATCACATCAGGCAGGTAGAGGCTGATGAAGGTCGTTGGGTTGCCGGACGACAGGCTCGTCGGACGATAGGTGCCTACAATCTCAACCGTGTAAGCCGCGTCAGGATACGGCCCAAGCAGGAACGTGTAGTCGTTAAATGGGCAGAAGTACTTTGGCTGTCCCGTGCTAGTGGCAACTCCATACACAGCATCAAGGAACTCCTTGGTGCAAGGCAGAAGAGGAACACGGGTTCCAAGGTCTGGATTGTTAGTACCAGCAGGCGTGATCAAATTGATCTGCTCAGGCACGACAAACGTACCAGAGGGAACCGCAATCTGCCTGCTACCGACAATCGTTCCGTAACTTGTATTTTCAATAGATGTAAACAGAAAATCAAGATCACGATAAATGCGATTTTCCGCATATGTAATCATTTGCGGAAGAATTATCACGAACTCAGGATTCGCTTCCTCGACAACAGCCAAGGTCGCGATCTGCGTGACGTACTGCGAGTAGGTAAGTCCGGTCGTCATCGGTGACTCCGTTTCCCCCTTACTTTAGCACCATCACCCGCCAGCGGATAGCCTAGTATAAGCATCCGCAAGCTTGGTGTCGTAGGCATTCTTTGTGTAGCCGGGACCGTTGTATCCCTTGGCAAACGCGGCCCAGTCCTTGAAGCGCAGGGGCCGGATCAGACCAGCATTTTTGATGAACAGCCCCATCTGTCGAAGCTGCCCTGTTTCAGATTGGCAAGCTTCGTCAACCATGCTCTCAACAGACTCATGCCCCGTCATCTTGAAATTGCTGCCCATGACCTGTCCAAGTCCCCAAGAAGTCGAGAGCAGGGCAGCATGTTCATCGATGGCGCAGGCCCGCATGATCTCGTCGTAGACCGCATCTGAACCCTTGGGATAGGGCTTCATGCCCCAAGTCTGATAGGCCAGCCCCTGCTCGACGGCCTGCTTGTGGAGGTCGGGCTTGCTGAACGTGTGCTTGTAGAAGTAGTGCCGCTCAAAGAGGGCCTTGGGACGCCCCTTGGCATCAAATCCTGAGCCAGCGGCTTCAACCGCAATCACAGCCCGGAACGCAGCAGGCTCGATCTCCAAATCCTTCGCAAGCGCGACGATCTCGTCAAGGGTGGCCTTGCGAGCCTCACCCTGAAACAAACGCATCACTTCTTCTCCGCAAGCATTGCCGTCTTCTGCTGGCTGCTGGACGACGAACCGAAATAGTAGGCAACGACCTGTTCGCATTTTGCGGAAACAAAACCGATCAATGTTCCAACCGTGGTAGCCATCAATGGATCTTTCATACCTTCGACAAACCCCATGAGGACCATGAAGACGGTCGCCATGAACCCAGCCACGATGATGAAGGCGAGGATACGCGGCATCCAATCCCTGACCTGAGCTTCTCGCTTGCGGGCGCTATCCCGGTCGCTGGACGCGATCCGCTCCAGATCGATATCCAGCTCCTTCATCCGCACGGCAAAGTCATTCTCAGCCTGCTTCAGGGCCAGAAGCTGATCCGGCGTCGCATTGCTGATTGCCTTTGCCATGACGTCCTTGGACGCATCGTTGGGAATGCCAAGAGCGTCCGTGATGAACTTAATTGCCATGCCGCCGATAGGACCGCCAACAGCGGTCGCTAGGGTCGGAGCTACAGCACCAATGACCTTCATGAAGTCCATTACTTTGATTCCTTCTTCAGAATGGTAATCTGCAAGAAACAAAACAAATTATTATTTATCAGCTTTATTATCAAGTTTATCAAAAATCTTCTCAAGCATAGCTTTAATTTCTTTTACACTTTCAGAAAATTCATCCTTGCGAACGTAGCTCTTGGGAAGATCAACCTCGATCTCATGCAGATCGCGCCTCAGTTCCTTGACGGCTTCCCAAATCTGTCGAGAAAACCATCCGATACCGGCGAGGACAACGCCGATACCAATGTTCATGAGCGACTGCATTTCCATGACACTACGCAACTTTCTCTCCGGGGTTTGCGATGTGATCCTCAATGTACTTCAGATTTCCCCTGAGTCGAAAATCATCTGGAGTCTTCTCAACTGCAATTTTTGCTTGCTCAAGAGAGATCTGCGCCATACCCAACTGCCACGCCGAAATGCTGGCTAGATCGTGCGGCCAATGGCCCCAGACCTCTGGGTTGCAAGTATAGACCAGAGCCTTGTCCGTGATCCGCAAGGCGCGCATGGAGAATGCAAAGCACTCTTCCCAGCGGTTCTGGCGGTACATGAGCATCGCCAGTTCACACCAAGGCTCGCGTGTATTAGGAGCCTCCGCGCCAGCACGGACGTACCAGCTTTCAGCCTGTCGAGGATCGTTTAGCTCGTCATGGCACTTGCCAAGAAGGCGCATGGCATAGCAACGCTCATTCGGCCACGTTGCACCGGGCAGGTCGAGGTACTTGTGCAGGGCCGTGATAGCCTCATCCCAGCGAGCGTGAAACGTCAGTTCTCGCGCATAGTAGAACCCATTGCGAGGGCAGTCCGGGTCTTCCTTGACCGATAGGGACAGGAGATCGAGATACTGACCACGGCTCTTGGTCGGGTCTGGATGATGGCTGACAAGGAGCTTCTCCGTCTGCGCCCACATCTCCTTGATGCGTCCATCTGGCACGGGATACTCATGGCACGGATGATGCCACCTGTACCCATGACGCGCGTGGATCTTCTCGTAGAGGAACTTGATCCCGCATCCCCAGTCAAACATGTACCGCAGGCGAGTGGTCTCACCGAGCTTCCAGAGGCTCTCAATCTCTTCTCGCCAGCCCGGCTCCATGACTTCGTCTAGATCTAGGCTGATGCAGACATCAATGTCGCGAGGGATCAGGGCCAGAGCGGCATTCCGCGCCAGATCGAATCGCCAAGGAGTGATGCAGATGTCGTGGACCATGAGATTGGCCCTAGCATCGATGGAGTTTTGCTTCCAGCGACGAGCTTCTTCAGCCGTATCATCAGTACTCCCAGTATCGGCAATCAGGATTAGGTCTGCGTCCTTGGCAGACTCGCAGAATCTTTGAACAAACTGCTGTTCGTTCTTGCTGATTGCGTAGACGCAAATCTTCATGTTTGCGGCGTCTCTTGGCTAGGAGAGTAAACGGACGGAATAGATTGTCTAAGAGTTGCTATCTGAGAATCTACATTAGCAAGCCAAATTTTTCCTTCCTCAGTAAGAACTGCCTCCCTAAGCCTGCGGGGAGTGACGGAAGCCTCAAGGTTCCTGATCGCATCAAGAGCAGTCGGAACATAAGGAGTAGGCTCGGGAACGGGATCTTCTGGAAGCTCAATTGCTCCAAACTCAACTCGCTCTGCAACAGTCATGGATCGTATCCAGTTGGATGGATACTGGATCTCATTCAATACAAATGATTGATCGATGCGAACGGTCTGGCCGTCAGGGAGAGAGAATCTCATCGCGCCCTCGCGTATTTGAAGGAGTTTTCAGCAAATGCAATGTATGCGAACTTCACTCCAGATCCGTTTAAGCCAGAGGCAGAAACCCGGATCTTGAACCCATTGGAAAGAAAATCCAGTGCGCGAACTGAAGTCGCATAGCTTTCCGCTGCTGTTGATGCAGCTTCAAGGCCGCCGCCCATTTCGTTGGAGGTTTCGCGGACGCTGTCATATAAGCGCCACCCAAGGTTGGCGGTGGTCACATCCTTGATGATGACGAGTCTTGGCCTAAATCCGCAAAACGTAAAAGGTCCGTCCGTTGAAGCGTTGCCGGTGTAGCTGCCGATTTTGGAGAATCCAGCAATTGACGAAAAGAAGTAACCGACGTAGGTAACTGCGTTGATATTGTTGTAGCTGCCGACGCGGAACGTGGTGGATGTCGGCGCAGTACTGTCGAACATCGTGGTGTCAACGGCTTCGGCAGCATAGGTGCCGAGGTCCATGTAGTAAGCTGCGCTGGTCATGCTATTAAACCAGCACGCCCATGCGCGAGCGTCGGTGCCGCGCAACATCATAAACTCTGGCGTGACGCCCAGACCATGATTGATCGTCCGAGCGCCTGTGCCGTTTCCGGTCCATGTCAGGATGTCTAGGCCAGCCGTCGTGCTCTCCCTCCACGCCCAATCAACATAGGTGTTGGTGTTAATGTTGACACCACGCGACGAAGCATCGCTACCCAAAGAGTAGCCGTTGGCGTTGAATGCCGTCAGCGAATTGGCGTCGGTGTACTGGGCATTGGGTCCGGTAGACTGGATACCCTTTGTCGCGCCGATGACGCTGTTGAACAGGTTGTGCGCCGTTGCATTGCTCCGCGACTTGATCCACACGAAGTCAGGCTGGAAACCAAGAGAGGACACCGATGCCGTCGCGCCCGTTCCGGTGCGTAGCGTGGCATCGAAATAGAGGCTGCCCTTCTTGATGCTGGGCGTCGGGAGGTTGGCGGTATTGAGCGCCTTGAACCCGCTGGGCGGCGTGTAGGCGAAGGCGCGCTGGCCGCAATTCAGGAATCCGGATATCGTGCTGGCATTGCCGGAATCTCCAACGATAAGGGAAAACTCTCCGCTCAAGCTACTGAAAGCGGTGCCTTGGCTGGTGTTGTTCTTGTAGAAGACGAGGGTGCCAGCGTCCAGATCAAGCGCCACGCCAATCACATCGTTGGTTGTGTAGGAAGCGCCGTAGGCCGAGCTTGTGTTATTGTTGCCCTTGTTCCCGTTGCTGACATAAGTGTAGGCGTTCGCGCTCTGGTATGGACCGTTGGTGGAAATCGTTCCGACTGGACTTTTCGCAATGCCGACCTGACAGATACCGCCAACGCCATTGACGGTAAACTCCCAGTACCACTTCCCCGAAGAAACCCAGAATGTTCCGAGAGCAGCCGAAATCACGCTGCTGGAGGTCGTGATGTCGAGGTTGGCAGTCAGAGTGTTCGTACCGCCGACTTGGTCGATTGGACTGAACGTCGCATAGTTCAGCGTCGGCGTGTCCGTCATCTGGTCGAACGTCACGCCGCTCGTCACCGAGATGCCGCTTGGCGTCCAGTTGTTGCCGTTGCCAGAGCTGTCTTTG